TCCGTAAGGTGTTGACTTCCTTTAGCATCTTTAGGACTATCATTACCACCGCAAGGGTTTGTGATTTTAATTCCATCAGCAGATGATATTACTGGAGCATCAGTTTTAGTTGTATCGTTACTTTGTGGAGATTTTTGTTCTTGAATATCTGATGACTCGGAATCTGTTCTCACCTTCGCAGAAGGTGGTTCCATCACCTTATTATATCCAGTGAAGTTCCCGAAAGGAAGTACTTCACCACTTTTTGCTGCATACTTAGAATTTCCCAAAGCACCCATAATAATAGGTTGCTGAGCATTATCACCATCAAGGAAAAAACCTATTACAGTATCACCTTGATTAAAGTGAATAGTTTTGGACATGCCTCCAGAACCAGTTCCAGTTCCTGGAGGACGCATCACAATTGCCCATGGAAGATCTTCATCTTCAAGTTCTGCAGTAGTATAGGGGTGGTATCCCATGATACGCACTTTATATCTACATCCCCAACCGTTTTCACCGTCTTGAGTTTCTGTAGCAGAGAATGGTGCGATCTGTCCTAACCACCAGGTAAATCCATCTCTGCCTAAAAAATTAGTATTGAAAGAAAAGTCGTCCATTAGGTCTTAGGTATTCCGTGTGTATCTCTAATTAACTTCATTGATGTAATAGATTGGTCTTTATTGAAATGATGACACAACTCTTTAATCATATATAGACCACTCAACTCAGGGTCATTTTCCTTACTTTCAGATGATGTCTTGGGGAAATTGCATTTAATTACATCACCAACTTCTAGATTTGTATTACAAGGAACCTGAATATTTAAAGTCTGCATGAATAGTAAGTTGTATCTCATGACTGATTGCCGTTGATTTTCAAAACCACTTGCATTTACTGCAGGCAAAGTAGATCCATTTTGAGGAACATAAGCGTCTTTTTCTAAGGTTCCCACATCAGCAACCATTGAAAGTATTCTACTTGGTAGATTAGTAAGTTCTTCTGCTCCCAAAATCTTTGGAACTTCAAAATCCTCACCAAGTTTGACTCTAGGTTGTTTCTCTTGAATACTAAATTTACCTTTCTCTACACCAGAATAATTTCCTGTTGAGGGATCAAACTCAGCAAAGAAAGAAGAGTACATTCCTCGTTTCAACTTTGAAATCAAATCATGATTTAGAGTGATTGTATAAGTCAATATCATATCATCTGAATATTCAAGGGGAGTGTTTCCCACAGATTTAAAAGTATATTCAGACTTTGGAGAATTTTTGCCTGCTTCTATCAAAGACGATATAGATTTGAATTTAAATCCACTCTGTGTTTGATAGAAAAAATATCCTGCCTCCTTATTAGCATCAACTGCTTTTGATGCTAACCACACTAATATATTGAATGGTTTCTTCATATTACCCATGAAACCATATTGATTAGATGTTTGATCAGATTCAACCAACTCTGACGAAAGTTTGTCCTTGACAATTTTTTCAACAGAATCTGCAATTGTAAGATCTCTTGGAAACCTTTCATGCACTCTTACAAATTCATTTGTTAAAGATTCTCTTGATGTTAAATCAAGCACTATGATTTCTCTTTGCCCCTCTTTCATTGCAGAGGATATCTTAGAAACGTAAAAGTACGTAGTCCCTGTATTAAAATCAAGAGCAGGATTATTGTTACTACCAGGTGGTTTTCCAAAAGGTTGAATTTTTATTCCTATTCTTTCACCACCTCTTAGTGGCAGACCACTATACAATGATTCCTTCTTACCATCTGGGCTTTTATCTGACACGATAACATTGCCACCATCAACTATAACAAGTTTTGCTGTTATTGTTGGAGAAAATAAATCCTCATAATAATTGAAACTAATTACACCCAATCTGATATCCACCGTCTTCTGAGGATTGAATGATGATTCAATTGTAAATACCTGATAATTTGCAGTATCTTGAGCTTTTCCTGACATTATCCTAATTGAGTAATTTGTATCTGATCAAAGAGTTTTCGTGCTGCTGCATTAGTATTTACACTAGCAATATTGAAAGGCACTGTGCTCCCAGACTTATCATTATTTTGTGGTGGTTGAGGTGGAGGACTTTGAGTACCACCGTCAACTATAACAGTGTTACTACCTCCAGCATCCATATTTTTAGCAATTGTGGTAGCTCTGGTAGCATTATTAGATTGATTGGGGAAATTTAATAAATCAAGTATGTTATCTAAAGGACTTGGGTTTTGATTTGGATTAGTCTCCGGATTCGTTTGTGGTTCAGTCTGATTTGGTATAGTAGTTTTATTATTTGGTGAAGTTGTCTTAGGAGCTCTTTTACCAATTTTTAAATATTGGACATATGGATTTGGATCAACGTCACTACCAGCAGCACCACCCTTTGTCCTCACCTCAAACTGTAAGTGAATTCCAGTTCCTACTCCAGTATCACCAATTTCACCAATTATTTGACCATTATATTGTTCACCTTGTTTAACATTGACATTTGCCAAATGAGCAAATAAGAAGTCTAAATTTCCAGAGTTGATTATAACTGTTTTTCCATATCCTTGCAGATTACTTACAAGAGATACCGTACCCGTCATTCCAAAAGCAACAAAGAACCCTTTTTGTCCTGAAGTTCCAATATCAATTCCAGCATGATGTCTTCCATGAAATTCCGAATATCCATAACCAGTTGTCCTACCAACAGGACCATCCCCAGCACCCTTTGTCATCAAATTTTTCAGTGGGACAACATTAATTAATTCTGATTGAACATTAAGTGATTGGTTCTGTTGCTGTTGTTGCTCTTGTTTTTCTCTAAATTCTTGTTGTAGTTGAGCATTTTCTTCAGGGTCCTCTCTAAATGTAGAAAATTGCTGTTCACCTTCTTGCTGTTGTTGTTGCTGCTGTTGTTGTTCTTTATTTTCTGAACCAGGTAATTGGAAATTTGAAATATCAAATCCCATTCTTGTGAGCATGGCTTGAGCATCTTCAGTCAACATCAAAAGTCCTCGATCAAGAGATGATCTCATTCTTGAAAGAGATTCATTCATTCTATCAACTGACATATCCATAGATTTTTTCATATTTTTAAAATCAAAATTGGATATACTGGTAAGAACCTCACCCATACCAGTTCCAAAAGACGTGAATAGTGAGATTGTCCCACTTATAAAACTATCAAGAATACCTTTATACTTTTGAAGTCGTCCACTTAATCCATCAGCAAACTTAATAATCCTTGGAAGATTAACAACTGCCCAACCAATCAAAATGTTTCCAAGGTAGTCCATAATTCTACCAAAGAAACCTTTGGTGCTCTTCATAGCACCTGTCATAGTGCCTCTCCTAGCAACTCCTTTTGAAGTTGATGCCTCAATCAGATCTTCCCTCTCCCTTCTTCTAACAGACTCTCTTCTCATTTGGAAGAATTTGGCACTGTCAGCGATACCTCTCCTTTTTTGTATATTGGTTTCTCTGAGGGATTTGGAAATACTCTCGGCAGATTTTCTGGTGCCAAGAACAGTATCTTGAAGTCTACTTAATGACTTCTGTATTCCAGATAAATTTCTTCTAGAAGTGTTAGCAAATGACATCAGACACCCATGCCTCCGATGTTATATTGAATAAGTGAATGTAGCATGTATGGATTATCCATGTTGCCACTGGAGATACTTACTAAAGTATTTCCAGTACCAGATCCACCAGAAGTAGGAACTTCGGTAACTCCTCCACCATTATTAGGTTGTTTAAGTATGACTGTATTTGCCCTATCTTGATCTGCTTTTAAATCCGACTCACTCTTTGTCAATTTTTCAAATATAAATCTAGCACCATCACCGAGATCTGGAATACCAAGATCATTTAAATTTTGATTCAGATAAGGTATGCTCATACCCGATCTCGAATACATATCACTAAAGAATGAACTGCCATACATAGCACCAGCAATTCCTGCACCTGGGATTGGAATAAGTGATCCAAGTCCACCACCTAGAGCACCACCTAAACCAGCGACTAAACTCTGGTCAAAGTTTTGTCCCAACAATGCATTTAAAATTGCAATATTTCTCGTACCTCTGGCAAGATTACCAAGAGTTCCTCTCAACCCTCCTCCAGTAGGGTTAGGTGTAGGTCCACCTGTGGGACCACTTGTAGAAGTTTTGGGTGGTTGTTTTGGTGGTGGTGCTGGAACTGGTGGAACTTGTCTGATTCTTTGAGCCAGAGCAGTCAATGCACCAGCAGCAAGTGAAAAAACAAGATTGATTGGTCTTAATAATAAATTTCTGAATGCAAAGGTTCCTAATCTTGTTGTCAGTCCGGTTAATGTTCTAAGTGCTAATACAAATCCACCATTAAGTCCAAGGAATATTGTACCAGCAATTGCCAAGTCAGTTTTTATTTTATCAAATAAATTGCCAAGACTTAACTTCCCTTCAGATGATAAATCACTGACAACTCTGAGAATACGATTGCCCAGAGTTCCAAGCAATAATATCTGAAAAAATCTACCTAGATTAAATAAAGATTTCCGAGCAGCACCACCAACTTTCTGCAGTGGTTTAGCGAGAGCAGATTGTATTTTTTTCTCTAGTAATCCTTCCTTTCCTTCTCTTAATCTCTGCTCCGCTAATATACGTTGTTGTTTATTTTCTTCTGCTTGTTTCGCTTGCTCAAGGGCACTTGATTGTTGGATTTGAGTTGATATTGCTCTTAAAGAATTGCTTACAACAGCAATTTGATTCGTAACTCCAGTAAGACTATTATTTACGCTTTGTATCGCTATTTGATTTCTTCTTAACGCTAAAGCAGTCTGAGGATCAGGACCCGGTGCTTGCTGCTCTGGACGCCCCAATAAAGCGTTAGCAGGAATTACATTCCTTCTAACTTGCATTCCTAGTATTGGCGATGCTAACTCAGCCATTTAATCCAGATTGTTGTGCTTTGAGATTTTCTTCTTCAATATATTGTGTTAAGAATGTGAGATAGACTTCTCTCTCCCACGGTATCATGTTTTCAATCTCTGTTAATGAGTATTTATGATGCTGAATCAAGGCAAAATTTGTTTTGAAGTATGACTCAAGGTCTTCATGAGCCATACTCACGCGAAAAAAGCGTTCAGTCCCTCCAAAACGATTTCATTATCAACACCAGTATTAGGATTTTTTACTTTGACTGTATGGGACAACTTGGGCATAGTTTCAAAGAATTTTTCAATTTCTTTGAATTGCTTAGAACTTAATTGCTCAAGAAACTCAGACATTTCTTTTTTGGTGCAGTCAGATGCAGACCAGGATTCCTCTTCATTAAAGACCTGCTCAACGCATGAGGCAATTAGATCAAAAGTCCCCTCAACAGTAATCTCCTCTCCACTAAAGTTAGTCTTAACAAACTCACCCATAGATGGATACTTCATTCTAAGAGTTAGTTCATCATCAAGAACAATATCTTTCTTGTGATTTTTATCAGTGTGAACTTTAATATCATCAAGAGAAATGACAGTTGGGACTTGCGTCTCACCATCATCAGGACAAGTCACTAGAACTTCGACATCTTCTCCAACCGACTTACCTCTGATGTTGAGGAAGACGTATTCGATATCAAAGGTCGCAAAGTCATCAACCTTGACACCACGAGTGATGATACAGTTTTTGATAACATCTTTAACTGCCGTGGCAATCTGAGTTTCATCCTCACTTTCCATGGCAACAATAAGAACCTTCTCTTCACGAACTAGGAAGGGTCTGTACTTAATCTTCTTTCCAGACGAAGGCAATACCAACTCATATGTTGGAGTAGAAATCTTTGGTAAAGGCATGATATGTTATTCAGTATTTTTATTTATTATCCAATTTGGAAAGTAGTTCCGTCTGGTGCCACCTGAGTTCCTTTGAGGATATCAGATGTCTCAGCACGAGTTCCAGAACCCATCAGAGGTTCATTTGGTTTTCCGCCAGTATCTCTATTGAGAGCTGCCTCAAATTCTCCTTGAGTTGCATTTTGAGGAACAAGTTGTGGAAGTCTATTACCTTCCCTACCTCTTGCTACGGAGAAACTATCATATTTGCCCATGAGATACCTATCAAAACTGAATGTAGCAGTTGCCCTCAAAACTTGAGACTGTTCATACTTAACTGGAGTTGAAGTAAGATCAAGAGGAAACAACCCAATAAATTTATATTCTAACTCCTCATTGTAGTCTCTGTCAAATTTAATAATTTTTGTCTCATCACATTTGTAAGTATCAGGATACTCCATTCTAAAATAATAATCTTTATTAGATTGACGATTGTCCCTTGATGTTGCTCCATTAGCAATGAACTCCATCCAGTGCTCAAGGAACTTCAAAGTTTTATATTCATTATCTACATAGAATTCAAGTTGAATTTGGGTGAATAGTCTTGTATGTGCCATCTTTTCTGAGACACCCACATGATTACCAATTATATCTGCTGTGGCAAGTCTACTTCCAGGAAGAAGTGCACTACTACAGAGTAATCCTGAAGTCTCTGTAATAAATCTACTGTCAAGACCTCTCACTTTGAGATGCTGTCTCAACATAAGAGGTAAACCAGCAAAGAATACCTGATAGTGAGAAGTCTGTGCGAGATTGGTGAAGGTTGGTTTGAAGTCTGATATTCTGCGAGGTCTTACCACTCTAAATACCTAATATGATTCTGTTATTATTATTTAGATGGCATATAAGGGTAAATATTCACCGTCGTATCCTAGAAAGTACAAAGGAGACCCCACAAATATCGTTTATCGTTCCCTCTGGGAGCGCAAGTTCATGGTTTACTGTGATTTGAATGAGAATATCCTTGAGTGGGGTAGTGAAGAAATAGTCATGCCTTACAGATCGCCGGTTGATGGAAGAGTGCATCGTTACTTCCCAGACTTTTACATCAAAGTAAAAGAATCTACAGGAAGAATCAAGAAGATGATTATTGAAATCAAACCCAAGAGACAGTGTTCTCCACCATTAAAACCTAAGAAGCAAACAAAAGGATATCTTCGTGAAGCATTTGAATATGCCAAGAACCAAGCAAAGTGGGAAGCAGCATCAGAGTGGTGTAAAGACAGGGGATATATCTTTAAGGTTTTCACTGAAAAAGAACTAGGTATCAAGTAATGGCAAGGAACATCAAATCTGGTGGACGACTTGGTAAAAAGTATTTCTACGTCTATGAGACTGGTGAAGTAACTTCTAGTAATGATCCAGATATTGAAGTAGGTTCCAATGTTTACGATGATGGTGTCAGGAAGGACATCCGTGAGGAGGAAGACAGACCGACAGATACTGATGAAAATGTCAATAGAATTCGTGGAGTTGTTGACAGTTTAGGTAGAAGAAATAGGAGAATGCATCCTACTGATATAATGCAGGCACTTATCACGGCATTAGATCCTATAGAAGGTATGCCTCAACCTGATAAATACTACACATACATATATAACGCAAAGACTCCTAATATTCGTTATGATCAGCATCCATTGGTGCTTGTATCCAGTGTAGGGACTGAAGGGTTCACCGCCTTTAGTTTACACTGGAGGAAGATGAGAAAATACACTTATCCAGAAATCGCGAGTAGTCTTTACGAAATTTATCCCTCGGAAGTGAGTGATGCCTTGAGACTTCCTACCGCTTACTATCTAACAAATGCCTAACAGCAAGCAAGAAAGAATAAATCAGAACAAAGAAAGAGCAAGAGCACGAGCACGCCAATCCCGTGCCGAACCCACTAATGGTGGTGGCACAGGCAAAGCGACTAATGGTGCTAAAAGCACACAAAAGAGTTCCATAGAACTTCTCAGATATCCTAAAGACCGTGTTGAAAACGATACCGATTATCTCAAATTAAGTATAGCTCAATATAGAGCTCCGTTTGGTCTGGGTGGTGGTGGTGAAGACGGTCCATTAGATATAATAAAAAAAGAAAAGAAAGATGTAGATGGAAAAAAGCAAACTGTTTATAAAGCAGATGTTAGTAAATTAAAAAATTTATCATCCCTTACCGGAACAGCAGCAAACAGAGAGAGTTTAAAAAACCCAAAATATCAAATCATACTTCCCATCCCACAACAATTATCTGACATCAGCGCAATTGACTGGACAGACGGCACTTTAAATCCAATTGAAGCATATGGATTGGCAGCAACAGCCTCAATTATTAAAGCTGGTGATGAAGGGATTTTAGACGCTGCAGATGCGGCAAAACAAATAGTTGAGCAATTATTTGTTACTGGAGGTGAAACTTTAAAGAATGAAGGTGTAAAAAATGCTATTATAGCATCATTATCCGGAGCTGCAGTTGGTAATTTGGGTGGCACTGTCACCCCATCTCAAATTATTGCTAGAGCAACTGGACAAGTTTTTAATCCAAACTTGGAACTTCTTTTTAATGGTGTTAATCTCAGAGTATTTCCGTTTACTTTTGAATTCTTCCCAAGAAATAGAGATGAGGCGGAAGAAGTAAAACTTATCTTGAGAAGATTGAAATATTCTATGCTTCCCGAAAGAGGTGGTGCTGCTGGAATATTCATTAAAGCACCATACATATTCCAATTGGAGTACATGAAAGGTAGGGACAAACATCCATTCCTTAATAGATTCAAACCCATGGCACTGACAAACATGTCAGTTAATTACACAGGATCTAATACATATTCTACTTTCTATGATGGATCCCCTACACATATCAAAGTTCAATTATTGTTCAAAGAACTCAATCCAATTTATAAGGAAGATTATGATGAACTTGAAAATCAAGCTGACTTCTCAGTAGGATACTAAAATGAGTTATTTCAGAGAACTACCAAACATATTCTATCAATCACAATCAAAAGATAGAAATTCTTCAACAGACTACGTATTAGTCAAAAACCTTTTCAGAAGAACTAAAATACGTGATGACCTTCAAGATGTAGTGACTGCATTCAACAAGTATCAAATCGCTCCAGGAGAAAGACCAGATACAATCGCAGATTATCTTTATGGTGATCCTGGTCTTGATTGGGTGGTTATGATGACTGCAAACATCATTAACATAAGAGATCAATGGCCATTATCTGACAAGGAATTATATGATTACGCTGAGAACAAGTATGGTACAAAATTAAATGATGTTCGTTTTTACGAAACCACTGAAGTCAAAGACTCATCTAATAGATTGATTTTACCAAAAGGAAAGATTGTTGACCAAGACTTCAAGATTCCAAATCCTTCAACACCAACAGCAGATTTAAATCCAGTTGTTTCTGTAAGCAACTACGATTATGAAGTAAGAGAGAATGATAAAAAGAGGCAGATATTTGTTCTTAAAGAGGAATATTTGGGACTGTTCCTTGAGGATATGAGGAATGAAATGAAATATGGTCGTTCTTCAGAGTATATAAGTGGCAACGTAGCATCAACTAGAAATACTAGAAACACATCTGCAGAATAAAAAAGGGGGTCGTTTGACCCCCTTCTCTGTATCAGTCTTCTGCCAGTTTGGCGAAGTATGACAGAGCATCGTCATCATCTTCAGTTTTGTTTGATGACAGAGTGATGTCAGGATCGTTGAATCCAGCATCAGTTGTGGTGGATGCAGTTTCACCACGGTTAGCAGCGCGGAACTCTTCTTCCTCTTGAACAGTCTCTTGGTCTTGGAAACGAGGGGTGCCCTTGTTACCCAGAACATAATCAAGACGCTTCTTCAGAGTGTCATAGTCCTTGAACTGGTCAGCAGCGACGAGTTCTGCCAGAGAGTATTCTTTCTTCCAGATTGCTTCCATAGCATCATCATCGTCCAGCAGAGCAGACTGTGCAGCGAACTCAGAGGAGTCATAGTTGCGATAACCTGCAACGTTCTTTGCCTTCAGTTTGAAGTTGGCACCTTGCCAGAAGTCAAAGGGATCAATTGCTTCCTCATCTTCAAACTCAGGTTGCATGGCAGCGGTGAGTTTGTCAAAGATCTTCTTACCGAACTTGTACAGGAATACACCACCTTCATTAGCAGGGTTGGCAGGATCCTTAACGACATAGATATTTGCCATGTAAGTCAGCTTACGCTTCTGCTTACGTGCCAGTTCCTTACCTGCATCGGTGCCGTTGTTCCACAGCATCGTGTTGTATTCGGACACAGGATCCTTCTGACCCAGAGTGGTCAGAGAGTT